AAGAGCACCTTTATCAGGAAAACCTAAAGTAGAATCAACATCTATGTAAGTTTGTGCTACACCAACTTCACCGACTGCTTTTGTATTTCCATGAATAGCAAAATTACCATATAATAACTCAGTAGATCCACCACTACCAAAAGAGGCATCAACACTAATTTTATAGTAAGTATCAGTTAAAAGACCAACTCTGATCCGTTCAACCATTGATACGGGACCATATGCTTTAGAAATATTTTCAAATGGATCCTGAAAAAGGGTCATATTGACCAAATCTTGAGGATCACCCTGTATTGGTTCTACAATAATATCACGAGTTTTCCTAAAATTAGCATCTGATGGTGCAATAACACTATCAGCAGGCTTGAGAATATCTACATTTTCGTTATAAAGTGACTTAAATAGGATTTTAAATGACTCTTCTGTACCTCTGGAGTTATAAAAATCCTTAGAATGTCTAATAAATTGTGGTTCATTTAGTCCAGTATTTAAATCTTTCTGGAATCCAGGTAAAAATTGCCTTTTTGTCTTCTTTAAAAACTCTTTTATGAATAAAACACTTAAATTCTCTACTTGACCACTTGAAGTTCCTATACCAACTGCATGTGCAGATGCTTTAGAAGTTGAAAAAAGGAATTCTTCTGGTTCATCTGGGTTTGTAAATGATGTAATTCCACTAAATCCACGAATACATCCTGTAAATGCAGTAGTTCCTATACCAGTATATGTTATAATTTCATCATTAATCTTTATTAATCCATAACTATCAGGAAAACCTGATGTACTTTGGACACTAATTTCAGTATCAGTAGAACTAACTGGATTTGCAAGTGTAGTAAGACCTACAAGATTAGTTGCTTTGTTTAATTTTATATACTCATCAAGATTATTAATAATATCAATCGGACCGCCTTGATACTCTTGCCCCTGATAATAAGCACTTAAAAATTCACCAGATAATGGACTCTCATCCTTAATATATCCAGGAAGTTGATCCTTTACAACCTTATTAATTTGAACTTTTTTAGTTGCCATGTGGTTATCTTACGATCTTCGATGTGTTATAACTTGGGGTAACAGTATATGTAGAACCTGATGGATCAGCACCAGAGGCAATTTCATCAACAACCATCTCTACGTTAGTAGTATCTAGTTGCAAATAAAGATCCTGTAATCCAATAACGTCATTTGATTCAGGAATTGTGGAAATTTCAAGTATTTGTTGGTTATCTTTCTCCTTTCCAGCAGTAATATTGATTGGATTTAATGTAATACGACCCTTTACATAGTCAACAATACCAATATTTGACCTTTCAATAATAGGAGTAGTCGATCCAGGAGAGTCCAAAGAGAATAAATTGATAGTTCCTGTCTTTTTATCAGTATTTGGTATGTCGTATAGGTAGACATCTGGAGTAATATCTATTACTCTGAACCCACTTGACCTAATATTGAACCCGTCCATTGAAGAAATGTGGAATTGATTACCAAAATCTATGGCATATTCAGCAAATTGCTCAACTGCAAGTCTCAAATCCCGTCTCATTTGGACTGTAGTAATATTAGAAGTGATAGCTTCTTGACTTTGATCAATGACTTTTAAGAATTTACTGTACTTAAACCTTGCACCATACTTATTTAACTCAGCAGATTCGGCTAATTTATTGATATTATTGAGAACAGTAGTAGAAACGAACTGTGCATTAGGTGCCAAATTGGTATTATAGTAAATTTTACTGTCAGTTTCGATGAATAGGTACTTAAGATCAAGAATTTCGGGTACAATTCCTGCTACAGCATACTTTTTAAGGTCTCTTTTAATGTTTTCCTTGATTGCATTAGGTACAAAATCACCAGTTCTTGGTTTTATACTAATAAAAACCTTACCATATTGAGGTGGAACAAGTTCTTCACCACCATAAACGGAAATTGACTCTGCTTCAGGGTAAATTTTATTAGGAATTAGAATTTCATAGTCATTTGAGGTCAATGCACGGTTCTGAGTTGAATAAATCTGCGGTGCATACTTTTTCACGGAATCAACACTTTCGATCAACTCACCGCCACTGGAGGGCAGTTCAGACGTTAGTAAGGATATACCACTGGTTACAGTGTTTTCTACTGCATTTCTTGTATATGTACACTTACCAGCAAAGGCAAAGTTACTAATTCCATTACCTTCAGGCCCATTACTGATAACATATGATGCTTCAACGATATTTCCATCATCTAATGCCTTTCCAAAGATGCCATCACCGAAAATTATCTCATATTGCTCGTCTTCTATCTCTTGAAGGTAATAAATTAGGGAATCTCCAGTAATTGTTGACCCTGTAGAGGAATCAAACAGAGAATCTTGCCTTGTATAAGCAGATTTTAGTGAAGAAGTGGATGTTGGACGTACATTTATATCTAAAGTGTCTAAATCTATGCCAGCATTGGACAAAATGAACCTTTGATTGACGTTTTGAGTCGAAAAAGTGAAAGATTGGTCAACAACAGACCCTTCATAGATGTCAACATCGTAAAATTGAGCAACTCCATCAATAACTGGTTTCGTAACGTCCTTTGTAATACCAAAAACGTAAGAAGAACCGCCAAATGCGTTACCAGTACTTGCAACTGGACCCTTTTTTAGTGTTATTGTGCTTGGAGGAGGGGTTGTACCTGCTTCTACAGTGAAATTTATGCTTGCTTTTGATGATTTTCTTGATCTTGGTACATATCCTATGTTTCTTGCAAGTGCAACAACGTTTTCTCTCAATGTTGCACTATCAATAAAGACCTCATTAGAGATCATATTGGCATTATATGATGTTATGTAAGTATTATATGCTAAAACATCTAAAATTGATGACAAATTCGACCCTTCAAAGTCATAATCCGTAAAATTGGAGTTAGATCTTAAATAATCTTTAAGAGTATCTTTAATCTGGTCGAAATCCAGACTGGTAAAGTTTAAAAGAGCCATTTATCTTGTCGGAAGCAGTGCAAATTCTAATGAATGAGGTGGCATGTCAATACCTACAATTCTATAATCAATAACACAATCGAATTGGTTCCCATCATAATCAGGAGTAACTACAACCTCGGTTATTTCAATTCTTGGTTCGTAGTTTTTAAGGGAATTTTTAATTTCATCACGAATAGCAACAGCAGATACCTCATCTACGTTCTCAAATAGAATATCACTTATATTAGAACCAAAATCAGGATCATGAACTTTTTCACCAGGAGTAGTTAATACAATATTCCGTACAGAACGTGCAATCGCATTCTCATTTTTTAACGCAATAAGATCGCCACTTAAGGGATTGTACTTAAATGACATGCTAACATCCTTAAATGCTTTACTTACACGCTGGATTGGCATTGAAATATTATAGGAATATAAGTTATTTATTAAGGTTCGTTAACGGTACTCAGTAATTACCTCATAACTTTCAATTTCATTCACATTTCGATCATCATCTTCCGCTAACCTTTCAAAAAAATCATTTGAACTTTCTACTTTATCGCTTTTCTTCGGCGTTAACTTATCGTGTGAGATTTCTCTCAACATTTGGATTGGCGTGAACTCCTCCATGATTGACCTCCCTTAAAAACGATTGAATAAAAAAAGTGTCTAAAAGCACAGTTGCACTTATTTAGACACTAAATGTGTTATTTACCTTGACCTCGGTATTTCTTCTTTGCTTTATTGCGAGACGTTGCGGATAATTTTGTATGTTCCGAGTGTCCTTGACGAGTTTTTTTGGGCGTGGCCATGATAACTTCAGTACCAAGAACGCCCTTTACCATTTTTGCCATAGTATGTTTTAATGTGGGTTATAAAGGTTTAATAAAAAGACGGCACCTATAATGCCTACGATAATTGCCAATACGAGAAACGAAGCAAGATGCATAATAATCATAAGGTAGAAAGTTTGTTTAAAACAGATTCTTCAGTTGCTTTAATTCTAAAATCAACTCCATCTCTACGAGAGAGTTCGGTGAGTATCTCAGCAGAGAGATCCCATAACTTTTCTGTAGATCCCTCTTTTATAAGTTTACTAAGATCGCTCATTATATAACCCTTGTCTTTTCATGCCCTACACGAATACGAGGGTCTGCCCAAATCTCATAGTCTGCATCCTGTGCATCAAGACAGAATGATACGTCCTCTCCACACATATCCTGAACATCACCCGATT